CTAACCCTAGACGGAGAAGCATATGGGGCGAAAGCTTTCTGGACGGACATCAACCGCTTGCTGAACCAAGAGACGAAAGTCAAAGAGCAAAACGAAGATGCTGAGTTTGACGCAATCGAAACAGAATTTGAGGTGGTAACACCCAAGTTTGCTAAGAAGATGACCAAAATTCCGTCCAACGATCAACTGCAAAAGTTGACGTTTAGCAACAACGAATTCTTCACGTTGAAGCAGAACGTTCGCCACCTTTTCGTGCAGCAAATGACCAACGCCATTGAAGATACAATAATGGGCCATGTTTCAGAAGTGGCCGATTATGTTCAAAAATCAACAAACGGGCAGTCCATTGTCCTGCACTTTATGTTCCGCAAGGAACTGATGCGAGCTATGGCTGATCGTCAAAAGAACCCGGACAAGTACCCAAATTACACTCCGGGTGATTTTCTTAGCCAAGTGGAAATGCGGGAAATAGCTGAAAGATTGATGCCATACGGGGCGTTGATTAAAACGGATCACCAGACATTCTTTATAGGTGGAACTGAACGTGGTGATTTGTTGGAAACAGTCGAGATAAAGGACGGCGACAGTACGCTAAAAGTCCGCATGCCCGGTGTTTTCACAACCGATCTTATGGGGCAACGCAGCACAAAGTCTTACGCTTTTGGGCCTAGTATTTCTGGCGTTGCCGGGGTGCCCTTGTTCAATATTGGAACAGGTGACGGCAGAGCGATGGACATCTACCTTGAAGGATTGAAGGGTTCTAGCGTGTTGCCTGTCATGGACGGGATCAACATGGGCGTAGACTTCATTCAAGAAGGCTCTGTGGCTGCAAACGAGGCTGTAATGCAGTCATGGAGGGAAAACCCTGCTCAGCATGCCTCAGCAAGCCTGAAAGCGTTCATGCGGCAGTCTCCTGTGGATCAGATGGCCGACCCGTCTGACCCATTCAATATCGAGTATTCGCAAATGTTGCTCGAATTGACAAAGAACTTTGAGGGCGTCCGTAAGCCAAAAGAAATCATGAGCGCCGCAGACATCAAAGCAAACTTTGAAATGCTGGATACAAACTTAGCAGGGGCCGCCAGTGACATCGGTTTCCGCATTGAGGCGATGGAAACTTTGCCTATGTCTGTAGATCAGATGGCGGGTGCCCAAAGTGGGTATTCCCGCAAAGGGACAGTTGAACTGCCACCTAACGCAACAGATGTGCAAATCGTCACTGCTTTGAACGAACAAATCAAAGTGATGCGAGCCAAAAAAGCAAAGACAGAAGCTGCTGTTGGTGGCCCAAGCAAGAGCTTTGTCGCCGCCTTTAAAAAGCACGCTAAATTGGATCGGGATACGGGAGCCTATGTGACCGGCATTGCTGGGCTGCATGAGATCAGAAAAATGCTGACTAATAAGCTGCCCAACTCGCAAAGAGAAATGCTGAATGCCTCTTTGGATGCCTTGGGAAATAGCGATTACGAGATCGTATTTGGTACGCCAGCTATGGTTGAGCACTGGGAGAAAAACAATTACTTCGAAAGTTTTGATCAAAATCAAGATAGCTATTTTGGAAAAATCGATGTGTATAACCGGGTAATTTACATAGTAAATCCATCCGCAGAAACACTGTCTCACGAACTGACGCACGCAGCGACAATCACTAAGGTGCAGGCGTATTACTCTGATCCTAGCTTAGTGACGGATACTGACGGTGCGTCGATCAAACGGCTTGAGGGCCTGATGCGTGAATGGCTTACGCTCTCCTACGAGAATGAGGGTCCTGTTGTGGGCAATGCTCATCGTATGGCGATCAGCACAATCATGGGGCACATGAATAAAGGCCGGACGGCGGAAGCTGTGAACGAGTTTATGGCTTGGTCCCTAAATAACCAAAACATTATTAATTTGCAAAAGAAGCTGCAAGTTAAAAATCCTTTGTATGTTATTATGGGCAAAGCTTTGACTGCTCTGAAGCAGTTGGTTTGGGGGCACAAAAAGGCACCCCAAGTCGGCACAGATATGTTTTCAAACGTGCGGTTTAATACACGTGTGCTGATGGCAACACCAACACCGGCAAGTCTGCTGACCAAAGATTTCAATGAAGTCGTGATGTTCCAGTCCCCTTCTTTTGGTTCCAACGCACGATTGAGCAGAGTACGTGCTGAATTCGAAAAGCATGTTATGCAGTTTGTCAAAGACCGAGTAGGCACCAATGTCGCTGTAGACGAGTTCCAAAAGATCGACCGCCAGAAGAGAGCAGCCGCTGTACTGAGCCGACATGAGATTTTGGCTAATGAAATAGCCGTGCCTTTTAAAATGGACATGCAAGAAATCAGCACGTTCAAAATGATTGGTGCAGCACTGTCGATTGGAGAGCACTTGAACACTGCCTCTTTGGGCAGAATGCAGGAAATTTATGACGCAGTTGTAGATAGAATTACCCCTGCTGATTTTCTGCTAAATCTATCTGATGAGAATGTGGATGAGTACCAAGCTCAAGAGAAATACAAAGCAGTAACCGGTGGCGGATTAAACTTGGTGGACAAGAAAGGTCGTTCGGCTTTGCTCTCTAATTTTGTTGCTTTGGCGACTGTCAGTGATGAATTTAGGGCCGTACTGCGGGGCATGAAAATGCCCGCCAAACTGGTGGACAAAACTCTAGGTGCCGATGCTGTGGTAGAGCGGGCAGGCAATGCCGCAGCTTCTGCTTTGGCTGACCTTGTTACCAATGATCGCAACAACACCAACATGCTGGCTTCTATGGATGTCCTGACAGACACCCTTGCGGGCAACGTGGGGGATCAACGCTCATTCATCGAACAGCACCTGAACAAGGGTGTGGATAGCGCAGATAACATTATCAAAGGATTTGTGGAAAGAACTGCCAAAAATACAGAGAGATGGGCTGAAACTTTGAGAAACCCAGTCACGAAAAAGGTGGGCAAGTGGCTCGCTATGTTGACAAAATACACCACTGAAGAAGGCACGCGAGAAATACAAAGCGCCCAAACTTCTTTCTTTAACCAGCCGGGAATGAGCACCACATTGCGTGAAGTCGCCGCTGAAAGAATTGGCCGGACTGAGGATAACGCCCCAGTCTTTGATATGATCACCCCAACTCGGACTATGGTGGACCAGACACGCCAGATTTTGCGTGAGGATTATCCTAAAAAGGTTAGGGAATGGTTTAATAAAGCATTAACAAAAGATGAATGGTCTCACGCACAGCGTGGACTGGCCCATACCGATGCTGCCCTGTGGTACGTAACCTATGGAAAAGCTCAAGCATTGAACCTTCTTTCATCTGAATTTAGCCGTAAAAAAGAGATCAACTTTTTTGAAGAGCGGATGACGCCAGCCGTGATTGCCAAAGCTAAGCAGCTTGCAAACTTCAATGTCACGGGCGAATTCGGCCCGATGTTGCAGTCCAACGCAAGGGCTATTGCTGTGGTCAATAAGGTAAAAGAGTTAGAAGCCGACATCGACAACTTGGTGTCTCTGTACACTTTCGAGCAGATGCCTTCGGAGGTAAAAGACGCTGTTGAAAATCTGGTAGTTAATGATGAAGCCGGTTTCATGAAACTCTATATGTCAGTTCTGGGAACACGTAACGACGAGTTGTCCAAGAACCAGACAGCAAAAAGTCAGATGAACCACTTCAAAGGGCACTTGTCTGGGTTCACCCAAGAAGGGGTAAACATGATGATCGGTAACAAGACAGATCACAGCAAGCACCTTGGAATGGGGTACGTTTTCATGGGGGATTACGCGGGTTCTTCGGCTGACATATCTAGTGAAAAGAAGGGGTACTACTTCTCCCCCGTAAGCGGGAAAGCCAAGTTTAACCAAGGCGTTGCCCAAACTGTGCACCAGACAATTATGGGCGTGGACCCAGAGACGGGTTACAGTGAGGGTCGGGTCAATGCTGGTCGGATCACGGACGCCCGTGCTGTGGCCGCGATCACAAGGCGCGTGAATAACCAGAGGGCAACATCTGAAAATCTACGTCCTATTTATAACGAAGATGGCGTGGCGGTGGCTTTTGAGAGAATGGCTGACCCGGTCAAGCTCTCCAACTTGGATCAAACGTATGATCTAGCAAAAGCTTTGGGTGCATGGCGTGGCCGCCAGTCAGAGGAGTTGACTGCTAAGGCAGTGAACAGTGAGCTTATCGGCAATGTGCACGACATTTGGAAGAAGGGCATCAGGGATGGCAAACGAAATCAGTACATTCGGATCGACACATCCAAAGACCCGGTGATCAAATCTGCTTGGGCGGTAATTCCTAAAGAGACCAAAGATGAAATTAAGAAAATCTTTGGTAATGACGGATTTATGGTCCGGGCCGATATGGCCAATGACGTAATAGGTGCCCACTCGGCAACTGTCGGAGACTTTTGGACAGGCAATGGTCGTTGGTCCCCTGCTGCGTCCGCCCAAATCAGAGATGTCATAGCAGGATTTACAGGTAATAAAGGATACCGTTATCTTGTTAACACCGAAAACTTTGTGCAAGGCGTAGTCACAGATGCAAAAGTATTAGTTGTGATTAAGTCTGTGTTGGTGCCCGCGATTAACACGGTGGCAAACATAAACCTATTGTCAATGAACGGGGTGCCTTTCCGTAACATTATCTCTGGGTTTGGAAGAAAAACAGTGGAGTTAAACACATATATTAAAAACAGGGAAAAAGAGGGCATACTCGATGACCAATTATTTAGGGCAGTAGCTGCAAAAGACAGTGTCCAAATCCGCAAACTGAATGTGCGGATACAATCGCTGAAGGACAGCTACAAAGCTCTATCCATCTGGCCTTTGCTGGAAGCGGGCGAATACGGGTCTGTGACTGATGGCGGCCTGTCCACTGAGGACATCGCTATGGCAAAAGGTGGATACGCCACTTTGATAGATAAATTGGCGCAAAAAACCCCTGAAGGGGTGCGTGATGTGGCTCGATATGGCTTGGTTACAAGAGACACCCAACTGTTCAAAATGCTCTCTCGTGCAACTCAATACGGGGACTTTTTGGCTAAGGCGATCTTGTACGATGACATCCAGCGCCGGAAAGAGATGAGCGATAAAGAGGCGCTTGCTTACGCTAACGAAGAGTTCATCAACTATAATCGGTTTGCCGGGCGTACACGGGCATACGGGGAAGCTATGGGATTAACTTGGTTTTATAACTACAAAATCCGGTCAATGAAAACAGCACAGCGTGCGTTGCAAAGACACCCTGTCAGAGCGTTGCTGCACACTGCGTTGATGCCCCCTATCCCTGTTCTTGGGGTACTGGGGAACCCATTGACAGATAACTTCCTAACTTCCTTCATGAGTGGCCGTCTTGGCTATTCAACAGGGCCGGGAATGTTGTTCAGGGCACCTAGCCTAAACCCTTGGTGGAACTTGACGCACTAGATAAAAAAACCCCCTCGGTTATTTACCGGGGGGGTTGAGATTTAAAGCCTACTAAAACGAAGAAGAAGACTATTAGTACCATAATAAGTGGGACGGCAATAACCATAAATAAACTAATTGCCACTGCTGCGGCGATTAATAATAAAGTGATTACTGCCGCCTTCACATACGGCATCAGGACTTCGGGTTGACCGGTTTGGTCAGGTTGGCAAAGAGGCTTTTGATTGGAACAACTGCCACTGCTTCGTCTTCTGCTTCAGGAACAGCAGCCACTTCTTCTTGTTGGTTCACAGCAGGGTCAACCCGCTCCTCACCCGAACTGATGGAAGCAGTTTGTGCAGGTGCTTCCTTCACTAGGGCTGTAGTATTTGTCTTGGGAGCCACAGAGAGGGCAGGAGAGGTCTCCTGTGTCTTCTGGGCAGTCTTCGTCGTCTCGGCCACTGAAGAGGTCTGTGTGGCCTGTTGGGCGTTTCCCAAGGCAACTGGGGAAGGCGATGAAATGTTGATTTCAGCAGTGGCACCGTCTTCGCCACGAGTGTTCTTGAACTCGATGGTGATTTCTTGGCCGTCTTTTACGGCGATTTGAGACAGAACGTAGGAATGGATTGCAAGCTCGATCTCTGCTTGAATGAGGGTAATACGCATGGGCTTTTAGCCTTTCTGGAGTATACGAAGGAGGGTTTGGAACTCAGAGGTAAGAACCCCTGAATGAATTGCTGCGGTGGCGTCGGCGATGTGTTCAGATTTATCGCCGTATTTGTTTGGAGCTTTACCTTTCGGCAAAACAACATCGGGATAAAACTCGATTAACTGCTCAATCATTTGCTTTTTTGACGCAGTTACTCTACCGGTAAATACCCGCTTAACTTCGGCGGGCATTACTTGAATATACGGGATGCCAAGTGCTCTGACGGCACCAAGTATGCCCACACAAATTCCGTATGATGCCATGGCGCGGGCAGATTGGCTGCCCACAGGAACTTCTACGAAAATAGCTTTGGCCTTTCTACAAGCTTCGAGAACGGGGATCGACAGTTGCTCAGCCAACCATTGATCATTTGTGTTGACCCTGATGTTTTTTCCCGTCAAATTAGTCGGTTCAACGATTGAACCAACAGGAGTGGACAGAACGCCATCAGTGAGATCAAGATTGGCCTCGGCTAGACCCCAGTGCCTAAGACTGGGGTCCATTCCAAGAACAGGAATTTGCATCCGGTTACTTTTTACCGAACAATGAACCTGTTTTACGGGCACCATCGCCGCCAGATTGCGGAGCACCACCATTGGTCATGCCCGGACGACCGGATTTGCCGCCGCCTGAAGCTGCACCTTTGGATTTGTTACGTGGAGGCTGACCTGCGTTTTTCTCGATCCACTTGTGGTAGAACACAGGTTCTTCAGCTTCGTGCTGTGCTTCCAGAACAGTCATTTTTGACGGCTCGTGAAAGACCTTGTCGATGACGTTTTCTTCGCGGGTTTCGCCGGAAGGTTCGTACATACCTGTGCTGTCGTTCAGCACATTTTTGTCAACGATTTGGGCCAAAAGAGCAACAGATACCTCTTGGTTCAAAATATCAATGAGCATCGGCACGCTTTTTGGCATCTCTTTGCTTGCCTCTGCGTCATAGACGAGAACAACTTTTTCTTCAGTGTCCTGTTCGGACAACGGTTTGCCGGAAGTCATAAGGCACAAGTCGTTGATGGTTGTGAAGCCGGGGAGCGGAACTTTCTTCGAATTGTCTTGCTTGTTCAAGAAGAAGTTTTCGCCTTTCCGGTTGGTGATGTAGATGGTTTCGTTGTATTCGCCATCAGGCAAAACAAGACACAACGTAACGCTTTGTGCTCCCTTGGCAGATTGGCCAGCAAAAGCAGCTTTGACAGTGGCCAAAGCCATTTGGGTAGGCCGGACTTGAAATCCGCCAAGACGGTCCTGTGCTTCTTCAAGACCTTCGGTTTTCAGATTTGAGAACATGCTCATGGTAGTTAATTCCTTAAGAGGTTAAGATGGGTAGATTATTAAGCCGGGTTATCCGGCGTAATAAGTTTTTAAGCGAGAAAAGACCTGATTAAGGTCGTTGTCGATGTATAGCTCCTGCCGTGACCAAAGGCCCATGGCAGCACGCATTTTTTCGCCAACACTCTCCTTGGTGATGCGGGTAGTGAAGACGAATTTGAAGCCGTCTTCCTTTTCCTCATCGGTGATGTGAAGCAGATCGTTCTCGAAACCTTCCAGTTTCTTGATGGGAATTTGCTTCGTGGACAAGATGGTGGTGAAGTCGGCCTCTATACCGGTACGGCCCACAGCACCTTTGATGGGCACTTGTGTTTCATACTGGGCGGAGGTCTCGTTCAGTTCGGTAGAAGCGTGAGCCAAAATGGCGTAGTCTTTGGAACCGGCTTTAATCTTGTGGGTAATGTCACGGTAAAAATCCGCGTAATTTCCCCAAGCTTTGCGGCCATCGGTTGCACCGGACACATACTGGCGCTCGTACATCATCATGAGGAAAGTGAGCGTGTCAATAACACCTCCCTCAATGCTGGGTTCGCTTTCAATATCATCAATGAAATCCAGAACGTTATAGGCGTCCGTGATCTCCACGTTTACAGCAAAGTTGCTTTTGAACGGAAGCTCCTTCAGGTCGGCGTTGAGATACGCCATTTTATCCTGATTTCGGAGTTTCATTAACGAAGTTGATTTGCCGGTATTGGGCTTGCCCATTACCAAAACAATATTTTTATTTTGTGCCATGCTTTTCCTTTCAGGGCTGCATCTGTCGAGCAACAGATACCATTATGGTGCTGTCAATCTCATTCTCAGTGAGTGGATTGTTCAGCTTTTTGTTGAAGGAGTGCACTTGGTTCTGCACATCGATTAACGACATACCACTATCAACAAGAGCATATGCGTATTTAAGCATATTATCATTACGATTACCCATAGAAATACGTTGGGCAAACCACCTCTCCAAATTGTCGAGGCTTTCCAGCTTTTGGAATTGGCTCTTGTGCTGTTCGTTGCGGCTGGTTTTCGGGATGAAATCCAATGCGTCGAATAGCTCGCCATCGTTGTAGTGATGAACGCCCCCGGCAAAAGTCTCGGACTTCTTTTCCCGCTTCCGGTAGCTTTCGTCAGTTTTGAATGGAAGCCAGTCAAAGATGGCATCCATAAATTCTTTGTATTCTTCGTTATCAAGCTGAAGGGTGTAGTTAATCGGCAAGATAATTCTGAAGCGATCACCATGTCCCTCTGTCTGGTGACGTTTGGTCGTATAGGAGAGGAACTTGTAATCTTTCAGAAGGCTGTGGGCCACTTCCAAAGAGACCCCTTCGTCAATGTCGAGCACAATGGTGTTGAACCCTGCAATGACATTTTCTTCACAGCGGTGCTGACTTTTGAAATGGTGGTTTGCGAAGTGCATCCCATCTTCTTGGGTCAAAACGTGAAGCTGATCGAACGGGACTTTTTCTTCAAGAAAGCTGTACGCCCAATGCTTAGAATACGAGATGATTATCTCATCGATATTCGTTTCATCAAGAGTTTCGCCTTTGAAAAACTCAATGCCATCTTGAAAAGATTTCTTGATAATGATGTGCTTTTTATAGCCCCATGCTGTTGCAAGGGTCATCATTTCTTCACGGGCACCTTTAGACGCTTTGTAGTACGGCAATGCTTCATGCAAATCTGCATGGGTCACTTCCGTGTCAGTGCTGGCGATGTATTTTGCCAGTTTGACATACGTCTTTTCTCTGTCCAGAATTTTCTGGAAAGCGGTGCCGCTCTCTTCGACAAGTTTGATGGCAGACATGATGTGTTCCATCTCGACTTCAACGGATAGATCGACGAAGGCGTAGGCACCGGCCAATTTCAAAGCTTTGAAATACCTGTGAGAAAGCTCAGCTTTTTTGATGTCTTCATGCTCGGCCAAGAAATCGGCTGCTTTTTCACAGTCAATTTTGTAGCTGAGAAGTCGGATTGCTACGTCATCTTCGACAACCATTTTCCATCCAAAATAGGCAGGATCAGCGAGGTCTTGGAATTGGTTTGCTCGCTTGGAAATGCGATCTACGTTGGACTGTTGTGTCAAACGTTTGAAGACTTCTTCTGGCGTTAGGGTTTCACCCGCCCGTTCATGTTGTCCAAAGCCAAACAGGCAACGTCGAGCATACCCAGTTTCAAGGAAGCTGTAAAACTGATCCTCAGTCTGTGCCCCATCGAGAAGCTTTGACGGCGTGCCAAACAACAAAGCGTTGGTTGGTGTTTTGCCGTCTAGCTCTTCTGTACGGGTGTTCTCCGCTGTGTTTTTGATCAGCTTTTCTTTGACAAGGCCCTGATCGTACAGTTCGAGGAACAAGGTCAGAACATCGGAAACGCCCAATAGGTTTGAGCCGATCTCGTCAACTTGGAAATTGACTGAGCCAGCAGAGGCCATGAGCAGCTTGTGACGAAGTTGTTTAACAGCCGGGGGCGTTCCACTATCAAAAGTGAAAGGATAAGCCCCAGCCTGCTTAAATTCCTTCTCAGCCTTGTCAAATTCTTCTTGCTGATCCGTGCCGTTCCTAACAGCACGATTGTTGGCAATGACCCAGAGGTTTTGCTCAGAAATTACCGGAAAGGTATCTTCCATAAAACGTGTTCTGAAACCTTTCAGAAACTCGGTCTCGACAATATTTACGCTGTGCCCTTTGCCAAAGCCTGAAGTAGCCAAGGCTAAAACATAAATATTAACTGGGATTTCACCCCGGTCTTTGGTGATAACAGTAGCCCGCATACACGAGGCCATTTTAGCAAGAAAATAAGCGACCTCCGCACGGAAAAATCCACGGTCGATATTCTGTGTTTTATTACACAAAACATCGACAATATCTTCTACCGCTGGATGATGCGGAATTTTTTGGAGATCATCAGGGCTAAACAAAGTAGGCGTCCTTCTGTTTGCAAACTGAAAAAGCATGGCAATATTCGCATGCCTTAGCTTCGCCAAGTTTGGTGATTACAATTCCCTTGCCCTTTTCTTTGAGGTGGGCATTTGCCAAAGCCGCATCGGTGAAGTTTTTGGAGGATTTGGCGTTGGGGTCTTTGGCTTTCAGGGGGTCCGAATAATATCGGAATGTTGGCTCGGAACGCCATAGTTCCTTGTCAGTACATTCTGGGAGTTTATCTTCAGGGGCGTCCCACAACCGCGAAAGCTCTTGCACTTTTTCCTTGATGAAGGTTTCTACATCAACGACTGAGGGCATGAGTATCGCCTGCTCAACAGCTTTGTGTTGAGGGTAGTCGGGGTTTTGTTTTGCCTGTGAGCGTTGCCAATCGGTAAACACAAACTGGATGAAGACGTGGTCGTCCTCAATTTTGTCTGGGTTTAGCCAGCGATAGATGCCGCCCTGCATGGCATGGTCATCATCTTTGGATCGCTTGATATAGGCGTAAACGCTGGTGGTTTTGGTGTCATGCAGGCGACTGGCAATGACCATGTCGAACTTTCCACCGATGCGCCAAACAGAACCATCGGCCAGAGTGACTTCTTTGATGGCTCGTTGTTCGATCCAAACAGGAAGCAGATCAGGGTTTTTATCAAAATCTGCCTGCTCAGGGTTAATAACTAAAGCATTAGCTATATTATCTGGATAACCCAACTGCTTCATATATTTTGGCAATTTGCCGGAGCGCCAAGCTTTTTCGATGCTGTCGTGGACAGCGGTTCCAAAACGGGAAGCTAGAAAATCAGTCAAATCTGCTGTGTTTTCTTCTGGGGGAACCCGTTTGGACAAAATGGTTTGCTTGGTGCTCTTCAGCAAACCAGTGGCTGAAACGTAGTTGTCGCCTTTTTGATAATCGTACTCGTCGTGGAGGAGCCAGATTGCCATCATCAGGCTCATGTTGTTGTCGTTGGTGATTTGCATGTGGGTTTACCTCATATATATATGGATGGGCTTTTCTTGTTATCATGCAGTCTCTACACACGATAAAGTCTGCTAAATAACAAGATACCAAGAGGGCGATGTTACCCTCTTGGTTCTCAGAATGGAAGCTATTTAGGAAGAGGCTTCTAACTTTTCACTTAGCAAGGTGTAGAAGGCGGCGGCGTAATTGATGGCCCCAAGGGCTTCAGCTTGAGCGGCTTGAAAGTTTCCCTTCTCCATCATGCCAACAGCTTCTTGGAGTTTTTTCATAGCCTGCCCGGTAGGATAGCCGGGGCCAACCATGCGAGTGATTTCCATGATGGGCTGATTACGGAAAGGTTTGCCACGGGCATGCCTCTCCTTGCCCTTACCACCCGCAGCTTGTTTATAAGCTTCGACAAGAGCACGTGAAAGCTCTTCATAGCCTGCGGCGGACATAGGAACGTCGCTCATTCCGTATCGTTGGCTTGATCTGTCACCACCTCTTCAAGGATGGGTTTGGCGAGAGCTTCAGGGGCGTCGGGTTCCTGCACCGGATCGCCTTCAAGTTCTGGCTTGCCCGGATAGTCAAATTCCTGATGGAATTCGGCTTCGGACATTTCACCCAAGTGAGAGACAGACTGCATGAAGACGTCCACAACTTCCGATTTGTTTTCTGTGTCAAATTCGGTGAAGAAGCGGACTTGAGCCTGCTGTTGAGCATTGCCGATTTGCGCCCGGTTAATCGTCTTTTTGTCGGACGTAACCAGAATATTGAAATGGCGCGTGCGTTCGATTTTATCACGCTGGTAGATGACCAGTGCGGAGAGAAGAAAGTAGTGTTTAGTATTGGACATGGATTTTCCTTTTTGAAGATAATAAAGGGGGCCAATTAACTGACCCCCCCTATATAGTAAAGCAGAAGTATATTAAGAAATACTCTGCCAGCTTCCGTCTACCTTTTCGAGGCATGACAGTAGTTCACGCCATTGACCATTTTCTTTTACAAGAATTCTGTCTGCGGCAACCCAAACCCCACCTACTTTGGTGAA